GAACGGGCGAAGGGTAATGGCCCCCCCTTTAGGGGGGGGGCCATTCCGCCCGTTCCGTACCCGTTCGGTACCAAAATACACCCTAAAATTTAAAGAATTTTAGACATAAAAAAACCCTAAAAATTAGGGAAAATTTAACAAAAATTTAATATTTATTTATACTTTGATTTTTTTCACCTTTAAAAAAACCTTATGTGAAAATTTTTTAGTTTCCTTGCAATAAAAGTTTATTTCAACCGCGTTTTTGGTCAAAGCAAAGCTTGTAAACTGGTCCAGTTTTAAAGGATCATTTAAAATATTTCGGTATTTATAAGCTTTTTTTTGCTGATCAAAAAAAATTGCCGTAAAATAATTGGTTTGTAACATAATTTTATTATTTTTGAATTGAAAAAGGTCGAAGTAAAATTTTAAAATTTTATTTTAGCTAAAAAATGCCCCGTTATTAAAACAATAGAACGGGGCTTTATTTTTTTTATGTTTTTTTGAATACTATCTAAAATAGTTAACATTCTTAATCTAATTCTTTCTTTTTTTTCTGCCTTAGTTTCTTTTTTATTTTTTGTATTTTTAGAGATAATCTCATTAAAAAAATAAAGATCCAAATTTTTATTTTTCTCATGTTCTTGCATTTTTAAAATTGTTTACGGTAATCAAAATATTCGTTTTGTGTATTTTTTGAAATGTAGTTTTTGTCTTTAAAATATTTTAAATAACTCTTACTAAAATTAATACCTCTATTCTCAATTTTTGATATTTCAGTTATCAAATTTTCGTACTTAAAATATTTTTGTTTTTCAAAAATAATATTTAAAATATTGTTATGCTCTTGATCCGTATAATTGCTAAAATGCTTTATTTTAGGCTCATTTACGGGCAAAGAATTAATTTGTATAAACTTATTGTCATCAATTGAATATTGTATTTCTATGGGCTTAAAACCGCCTGAAGATCTTAAAAATTTAGGCTCTAAAATAAATGATCCGCTTTCCTCTTTTTTGACCGATAAAGTACTTTGCGCCCATCGATCAGTATTACTCCCCAGGTGGCCCAAAGTTTTGCCTTCATTTTTGCCAGTATGCAATATCCCAATTAATAATAAATTGTGTACGGTAGTAAGTTCTTTTATATAGTTTACTACTTTTCTACATTCAACTTCATCGTTATAATTCATAACAATATCTAATAAACCATCTAAAATAATAATACTACATTCAGGCGTATTTTCAATGTATGCCTGAATCATTAATTTTATTGTTTCAGGGCTTTCTTTTCGTAAACAAAAACTGTCAAAAAATGTGGGTAACTCGTTAATATCTGCTACATCTTTAATCCTTGACATGTGCTTATAAAAGTCAAATTCGCTGCTTTCAGTATCAATATAAAGTATTTTATTGCGACCTGGTAACGTTTGAAGTTTCATCCCAAAAATGTCATAAACTCCAAAGCTAGACGCAACTATTGACGTGGTAAAAGTACTTTTACCGCTTTTTGGTAATCCATTAAAGGGACTAAGGGCCTATAAATTAATATAGGCCCTTAGCCCCCGCTTATAATAATATAGTTTTGTATTGAACCAATATTTTGCCCCTGGATGGAAAGTAAAATTTGCTCTTTAGGTGGCTGATATCCGCGCTTGTAAGCGTTTTTTTGTAGTTCAAGGTATAAAGGGTTAGTTATCATTAAAAGTTTATTAAACTGTCAGCTAATAAAGCAAAAATGATTAGTATAATAAATAGTATTAAATCTCTTTTCATAAATTTTTTTTTAAGGATTATTTAATTAAATACTCAATCCAGGCCTTTGCACTTTTTAAAGTTTTATATTCCTGGTTAAAAGGATAAATTACAAAAATTTTTGTTTTTGGGTTATATACAATTGTATAACCTTTGTAGGCAGTATATTCCATTATTTTAAATTTTAAAGTAAAAAAATAGACCTAATTAGGCCATTCAGTAATTTTAACGTCTAAAATGTCACATCCAGCAGTCTGCAAAAATGTAACAATATTGTTACTTTCAACAAAAGCGGCGGTAAAAAATAGGGAATTTAATTCAATTGTATATGAATACAATGTACGATTGTCATCGTTTCCAAAAAAGAAACGAAATGTTGCTTTGATCATGTAAATTAAGTTTTAAGATTATAGATTAACAAAGATTATATAATTATTTTGATATAACCTAATTTTTAACAAAAAAAAATCGGAGTATAGAAATACCCCGATTAAATCTATGAAAATCCTTAATTTACAAAATCAGCTCAAAAATAACTTTTTTTCTGCATTCCGCCTACTAATTAATCCCTTTACTTTTACTCCATTATCAAAAACCCATCTATCAAACTGGTCGGCTACTATCTTTTTATCTGCACCGCTATTTAATAACCTAAGTAAGCTTGAAGCTTTAAAGGCTTCTAAACCGACATTATAAGTAAAAGAAATAAGGGCGTTTAATTCGTTGTTATTTAATGGTACTTTAACCAAATTTTTAATTTCAACCGCGTCTTTACTAGTTGTAATTTCTAGCCATTTTTGGGCCTGCTCTGCCGTAATAATATCGCCTTGCTGAACCTTTCTTTGTTTGTCAAAATCATACGTTGATCCGTAACCAATTGTCCAAACGCCGCCGCTATCCTGATAAGCTTTTAAATACAACCCCCCTTCAGCTTTTTTTATAAAATTTAAAGCTTTGGTTAATCCTGATCCCTTAGTAATTGCAGTTATACCCAAAATTCCTAGTATTATTAAAATTATATTTTTATTTTGCTGAGTCATTTAATCTCTTTGTGTGGTCTTTAGCAGCCCAGCCAAGCAATAATAAACCAATAGCCCTAATTAATCCCTGTATTCCTGTATTAACAGGTATTACCTCTGAACTAGCGGCTAATACACCGCCTAGAGTTGTTTTCCAATTTTGTAACATATTATTTTTCTTTAGTTAAAAAATCTAATTTAGTTTCAATTCTTGCTAATTTGTCTATAATATCGATACGATCTGATTTTATTTCTTTCATATCTAGTTCGATTTCTGATAATTTTTTTTTTGTAGTTCCGTAAAAACTACCAATAAAAATAATTGTGCCAACAAATGATCCTATATAAAATAAATTTTCCAAATTAGTCTGCATATTAAATTAATGTAACGCCAATTTGTTGAGCCGTCCAATTATATATAAATTCGTTACCGTCTGGGCTTGTATTAAAACTTTCATAATCATTACCTTCTAAAGTTAAATTGCCACTTTGTAAGCTTGTATTTGTTTCAGTTAATAACTGATAATATATTGTAACGCTAGTGCTAAAATTATCTGATCCAACACAATTTAAAATTGTTGCCGTTCCTAAATTAAGCGGAAATATTACTGGTTGTATTTGCTTCATAATTATTTATTTTCTAAATATTCAATTCTTGATAATAAAAGTTCAATTCGTTCATTTAATTCTTGTATTGCTTTTATATAAATACCATCAAATTGATTGTAATTAATACCTTTTAAATTAGTTGATGGCGTTGTAAATACCGCCTCGGGTATAATTTTTTCTACATCTTGCGCAATATTGCCAATTTGTAAACCTTCGCCATAATTTTTATATTCATCAATGTATTCAAAAGAAATAGGATTAAGCTGCATAATAGCGTTTAAACCATATTTTAAAGGTTCAATATTTTCTTTTACTGATATATCAGAAACGGGAGCCGATAAATTACCGCTTGCATCAGCCAAAACCGCTCTTGATCCCGTACCAGCTAAATTTACTATTGTTACTACGCCAGCGTTATTAATATATAATTTTGCAAAATTATTGGTACCTAATATTAAATTATTTGCATCACCAATAATATATTGGTTAGAACTAGAATTCCAACATACAACATTACCATATGGCAAAGTTAAATCGCCAGTAATTTTTGCACTTCCCGTAACTTGCAATTTATTAACTGTATCATCAGTAGTTGAATTAATTAATAAATTTCGCCCTGTTGTAAGGCGCATTGCTTCTCCAGTAGTTGCCATATCTGAATTAGTATGAAAGCGAATTGCTCCACCTGATCCAGCTAATAAAGCCCCGTCGCCGCTTGTATTATCAACGCCAATAGTAAAAAAAGTTGCTCCATTTGATAAATTAAAAGATAATCCGCCTGTATTAGGATTAGCAGATACAGGAGCTTGAATTGTTAATCTTGAAACAGGCGTTGAAGTTCCTATACAACTATTACTAGAAAAATTTGCACTTGTACCGTTTAAAGTACCTGTTAAAGTTCCGCCCGTTAATGGCAAATAAGCAGATAAATTTGAAGTTAAAGCAATAGTACCCGTTGCGTCTGGTAGTGTGTAAGTTCTATCAACTGTCAAAGATGATGGTTGAATAGTTCCATTTGCGCTATTTCTTAAAGTTAATACGCCATATCCAGCACCCGTTAAATTTCTACTTAATGAAGCTAATAAGCTATATCCAGTAGGTTGTATTAAAAAGTCATCTGCTTGTACACTACTTATAAATACTGTTGAATTATTTGCACTACTAATTCGAATTGCATTTGTAGTTAAAGCAACATTTAAAATTTCAAAAAAATCTGTTGACGAATTACCAATTCGCCATTTTGCAGTAGAATTTTTTGCAAAACCAATTAATGATTGATTGCCCGCAGTATTATTTATAGCAATTAATGGACTTGTTCCGCTTCCGTGAACGTCTAAATTATTTGAAGGCGTATTAGTATTGATCCCTAATCTATTATTTGTATCATCAAAAAATAAATTGGTATTGTCTTGTGTAATTAATCCAGCCGTTCCAACAAAGGGGACTGATCCTTGTGTTAAACTTGTAATTGTTGCGCTATTTGTACTTATTCCGCCCGCCGTTACTGATATACCTACATTTGACGTATTGCCGTTTGTAGTTACTTGTTGTAAAGTTCCCGCGCCGCTGCTTACATTGGCTATTAATACCCAAGACGTCCCAGTATCTTCATATATTGCCGCCGTATCATTTGCAATAAATAATCTTCCTGCAAATCCAAATGCAGGCCTATTTGCAAAAGTATCCGTATAAATTGCAGGACTTCCCTTTTGATTAAGTACGTTGACATTATATGAAAAACCCATATATTAAAATATTTTTTTTACTACTATCAAATTATTTTGGCCCGCGCCAGTAAAATTAATTTGTAGAGTAACCGTTGTAAATTCATTTTCGTTACCATCAATCACAAAACTTTGTGATGGCCCTAAAGTTACATTTTCAATTACCGCCGTTGTAGTTCCCGCATTAATAAAAATAATACTGTTACAATCCGTTGGAATTGATTGAGCCGTGTTATACGCTATAAATACGGGTGTATAATGTGTCATAATTAGCAAGTATATATTTGTTTTGAAATTGCTTTGTTTTTAGACTTAAAATAAGCTAATTGGCTTGGACTTAAAACTTCGCCTGGCGTTGGCTGAATTTGTTTTTTGTCCCAATAGGTAGGCGTTACAATTGCAAACGGTGGCAAATTAATTGCCTTTGCTTTGTTAAATAGATTATTAGGATCCATATTGCCTCCAGGTTCGGTATTTTTATAAACTTTATACAAAAGAAAAATTATTGCCCCGTAAATTAAAACTTCGCTTGTTTTCATTATTATAAAATTTTATTATTATTGATAAAATTCATTTTCATTAATATTGATTGGATCATCAACAATAATGCGACTTTTAGGCTTTTTATTTTTTGCATAAACATATATGCCTAATAATAATAAAGCTATTGTTATATATATCTTATTTTTTTTCATTATAATCCTGAATTATATACTCCACCGTACGGAATTTGATTTAATATAGTACTACTTACAACAGTAGGCGCATCATAACCGCGTTGCGCCCATTGATCTAAAGTTAACCCCCATATTTTACCATCTTCCAAAATTTGTTGCTCATTGCCATTATCTGCAAGTACTCTCATACCTTCAGTTAATCCACCTGGATAAGTAGGTCTTTGAGGTAACATATCAATAGGAAATAAATTGTCTACTGGTGGCGGTGGCGGTGGTGGTGGTAAAATAGCGGATGTTTTTTTGTTTTTAAACAAAAAAAACGCTGCAATAACTACCGCCCCAATAATTAGTAAATTTTCATTTTTCATTAAAATCTAAATTTAATTCCTTTACGTTTGTAATTATCGTTAATTAAGTTAATTTTTTCCCTTGATAAATTACTAGTTATAAATTCAGTCAATCCCATTGGCGAGCCGCTAGGGATCCCAAAAAGATACTCTTGTCTTTTACCAAAAGTTTTAATTAAATAAATTGCGTCAGCGTCATTTTGTATTCTTGATACTTGATATCCCGCTTCATCTTTGTCATCTGCTATTGCGCTATATCTTAAAGAATTGTAAATGGCATTTGCAATTTGATCAAACTCTGCTTTACTTCTAGATAAATCAATTCCCCTAGCATTTAAATTTTTTTCTATTTCCTCAATGTTTGCAACTTCACTTTTTTCTTTTTGTATTTCCTCATTAGTTTTAACAATACCCAATTTTTGAAATAGTGGCCTTATTACTACTATATAAGCAGCAAGCGCAATACCTACATTTGTTAATAACTTCTTATTATCTTCACTTATTGCCATATATTTTTTATTTCATAAATCCCAAAAGCATTTTATAAGTACTATCGTCAATATTAGCCAAATAATACAAATGATCACCGTAGTTTGCATCTTTGCGACTTAAAATTTCAATTGCTTGTAACGCCTTTTGTTTTTGTTCATCAGGAATACCCGCCAGAGCCGTCACAGTTGGCGCCATTGGTCCAGGTGCCGCAAATTTGTTTATTATTAATCCCAAAGCACCAATTGCCATTTGTTGAAATTGCTCATTTTCTAAAATTCCCGCTAAGCCCTTCGGTTTTTCTTCTTCTTCAAATTCTTCTGCACTTAATTTTGATATAATCAAATTTTGCCCTTCAATCATTTTTTCTAATAAACGGCTTAAATTTTGATCAGGTTGCGTTTGCTGCATTCCACTCATCATTGGTAAATACCTTTCAGCTTTATTTAATTTAAAAACTATTTGCGTCAAGCTTTCAAGATCTTTGCCCCTAGCAACTTTCTTTTTTTCAATTAATTGTAAAATATAAGGATTGGTATTATCAACATTTTGCTGGATGGCCCTTAAAGCTTCAGACAATTTTTGCAATCCAATTTCCTTCTCATCTTCATCAAAATAAAAACGGCAATATTCAACCTTCGGACTGGTTCCCGCAAATATTTTGTAATGCGTTGCGGGACTATTTTCGTAATAGTCAAGTACATCTTCTAACCTATGTAATTCGGGCTTAAATACTGCCATTTTTAAATTATTTATAATTTATAGTAAACTCCAAAAGCATATACGCAATTGGTTGTACCCGCTGCACTAGCAAGTGAAATAAAACTTTTTGTCCACGATATAACCATATTGTTAATATCAGGTAATCCGTTTAAATATGGATTAGGCGTTGCGGAACTGATAATATTATTAAAAGCCAATAAAGGCGCATTATATATTAATTGCAAATCGCCACTGTATAATGTTAAAAAGCTTTTTTTAAGATCTGCTTCCGTTACCATTGTGCTACCACTATTAGGCGAAGCACTTAAAACTCCAGGCGTATAACATTGGATATTTTGTATCATGGCATTTGCCAAATTAGGCAAATTTGGAAAGTAAAAACGGGTGTTTGTACTTCCTGATGGAATAGCAACCTCTACCGCTTCGTATCTGTTTAAAATTGGCATTGTTGTATTTTTTAAAAGTTATAAAAGGCCAGGCGTATGCGTCCACCTGGCAAGACGGCGATTGGGATCGGCTTTTTTATTTTACGCTTGTAACGTTTTGGCAAAGAATAGTTCTAAATATTGCAACAATACGGCTATCAGCTTTTACGCTTGAAATAGCAGCAGGCAAAACAAT